GTTGGCGTTTAGGTCGATTCCGGTATTCACACTGGATATAAATTGGCCCAATGTGCGCACCAATTGTTGCATGTAATTCTGATCGTATTGGGCTGGTGGATTCCCAAGGATCTGAAACGATTTGGCGTTTACCTGCTTCTTAATTTGACTCATCTTGTGCCATTCGGAGCTATATTGATTTCAGTCGATCCGAGCTTCCACGCGGTTCCAAGAGTATTGCTGCTGAACTTCACAGAGAGCCTTCGACCTCTCGCCCTGGTGTCGATATAGCGAGTGGTCGGAACTACCTCAAGGGTTCGCTCAAGAACCTTGTCTTCGCCTGACGAATCTCGTTTGAGAACGTCCAGCTTGACAGACTGATATTTAGAGCTTCCACGGAAGTCAATATCTGGGATAATGCGACTCAGAAACAGGTAGCTATCGCCTCCGTTTGCGTCCAAGTCGGCAGACTCGATAAACGGCTGCATAGGTGTTCCGTTGGCATCAGAGCCGGTCTCCTGAAGGTACAGAAACCCGTTCGCATCGGTCGCCAAAGGTGTTTGCAGTCGGCCAGAATACGTCCAGGAAGTTCTATCCAACGTTCCTTTTGACCAATTGTTGTCTTTGTAATTCCAGATGACGTAGCTGTCAACTTCAAGAGAATCGGCAGAAGGATACATCCACCAGATTTCAGAGAACTCCCTGTGATGAAAGCAGTTGATTTTCCAAGCCTGAAGGTAGTTCAGATTGCTAAAGACGTAATCTTTGAGAGTGCAGGGAAGCTCCTGTACGCCGCCGTTGTAAACATAGAAGGCCCCTTTGTCCATCCAAACTACAATGCTTCCGTTCGTAGATGCCGCATTAGGACCAATCAAACTGGTTCCATTGGCAATCGCATTGAAGCCGTAGGTAAACGTGCCTCCAAGGAATTGCATGGAATACATCGTTACATCGGTCCAAATAATGATTTCTGAGGCCGTTTGAATGTGACCTATGATCTCCGAGCCAGAGGAAAGTCTTTGACCGCCAGCGTTGTTCGTGACAAGCGGGGTCCAGACATAGGGGTTCATCTGGTCTGACCATCTGACATAGAGAGGATCAAACTCAACCGAGCCGAACGGATTACAGCCAAGTGCTACCAAGTTTTCATCAACCAAGGAAACAAATACCTCGGTAACTTGAATCGGAACATCCCTGGCTAATGGATAGGAAGACAGCAACGTAGCCCTACCAGAAACTCCGTCAACAACGGTGTCCCAGAGGTAAATCTGGCCACCACGAGGGGCAATCACTAGGTCTTCACCAAAGTTATCTTGTGACCAGATTCTAGGCTGAATGATGATTGGAGAAAGAGTGCTTGCCCCAGCGTCAGCCGGCCTCGCCGTTCCGTAAGGTCCAAGGCCATAGCCTCCGATTCCAAAACCCGTTGCCAAAGCGGCATCTACAGGTCCAATTGGAATATCCGCCGTAGCCATTACGGCGCTTCCGCCGCCTGACAGCCCAGGAGTTGAAGCAGTTTTAGTCCCGATTAAAACCAAGTGTGTTAGATCGTGGATAGAGGCCACATTGAATGTAGCGTTTAGATCAGAAGCAGAGTATGGGCCTACCCCGGTCAAGGCTCCGGTAAAGGTGACAAAATCGCCAACACTGCAACCGCTATAAGGAAAATTAACAGTTATGGTTGTTGGATCGGAAGTGGTGGAAAAAGGGTCAGGTGGGAGCGCTACAACTGCTCTTTGCGGAGTTACATCGTAAAACGTGTCATTTACCAGGATGTAGAACTTGCTATTAGTCCCCATTCCTAGATGTCCGTATCCCTGGTTGTTTGCCCATTCGTGAAGAGACCGACAAACGCCTTTAGCTTGGAACGAACTGGCAAGCGACCAGCCGCCTATCGTCTCTGGATAACCAGAACGAAAGCGTATCTTATCCGCATCCCACCAGCCTCCAGAATTGGCGTACTGGGTTGTTTCCCGGTTAATGCCAGGTTTAAAGGCGACTTTAGAGATTGGCATTTTACTACTGAATAATCAGATAGGTCCAGCTATATGCTGTGGAGGCAGCTAAAGGCGTAGTCCCCACATTGAGCCGTAACTGTGGCTTGAGACCAAGATTGATCGGAAAGTCAACGTAAACGCCAACTGCCAAAGCTGCCGCATTATTAGATGGAGAAAATACCCCGGTTAGTGATCCGAGTGGAAGGACCAAATCTACTGCCACAATTGGAGAACTTGCGGAAGGGGAAGTTCCTGTTGTAAAAGAGATCGTTCCGCAAGCGTCGGACAGAGCCGTTGGAATTACCCAGGCTGCCCCAGTGCCAGCCCCCGGACCAAATGTAAATGAAGAGGCATAAGAACCATTCATTACTAGGTTCTTAAAATCAGCCACATTGCAAGATATTGAATCGCCGGCTATAAGAGTGTTTCCTGTAACTGCACCAGAAGCGGTAACGGAAGGAGCGCTTACGCTAGACCCCGATATTGCCCCTGCCGAAACCAGTGAACCTACATTGGCCTGACCCGAGACATGAGCCGTAGACCCTGAAACATCGCCACTGGCAGCCACAGACGATCCAGTGACGGCTCCAGTAACAGCAATCGAAGGAGCCGTGATAGCCCCTGTTGCGGTAATGGCTCCAGTATTCAGCGACGTTGCAGTAAAGGAACCAGCTACAAGCGTTCCAGCGTTGATGGCCCCGACAACCGTTAACGCTCCATCAATGTTGATATCGCCAGCCGCATGAATGCTGGCAAATTGAGCCTTGTCAAGATAGACAGGGCCTACATCTCCAGACCCGTCACAATAGATCAGGCTCGAAGATTGAGTCGGAAGAGTCAGAATGCTTCCCGTAAAACTGCCGTCCGATTTGGCTTGCTGAAATTTCAAGTCATGAGAGGAAGCATTGATAACGAAATACACCTTGGTAGCTGTATTAGGAGCAATTGTAATCGTAACCACGCCGCTTGGAGTTCCTAAAAAGTAAAGCACCTTATTCCTGGCGATGCACGATTGACCAGGCGTGATCGTCAACGCATAAGCAGATAGCCCGGTGAGATCGACAAGCGCGTATCCATCCGTTTGCTGGTCGATCAAATCGGCATTGTTGTTTAGGGTCAGGCCCCAAGTGTTTACCTGATCCCCGGTGGCCGGCTTCTCAAGCCCATTATTCGATGTATAAACTGAACTCATTATTTCAACTCATCGCTTGTGACAGCGGCAGATTCTCTTTCAAAGGTTTGCTTCATAAATCGACCTTTGGCAAATGCAGAACTAAGACCTAGAGCATTGATAAAGGCGGTTTGGTATGAAGCGATTTCGTCTTGCGCTTTCATGAACATGGCGGCAAACATCAGGGAGCCATTAAGTAAGGCTGCTTCAAAGTTTGTAGATACATACGTACCGCTTCGTAATGCAACGATGGAGACGGGACGATTAAAATAACGTAGGCGATAGCTATAAGCCAGATCGGGAGTAGGGCCAAGAAGAATGGTTTGGTCATCTAGCAGGGCGAAGAATCTTGGAGGTCCAGTGATTGAACTATCTGGATAGCACTCATAGATAAACTCAGGATCTTTCTTTAGGAGGGGAACGCCACTCGCGGGACTCAGGGAATCTGCCGAAAGGAAATCAGCCGGAACAGCGATTGTGGCAGTTGAAGGAGTAGCCGAAAGAGTAGTGACTGTAGAGAACTTAGGCAGCCTGACGGACGTGAAGATTACGTTTTCTGCCTGAGAGATGAACGTGTCAAGTTCAGCCAAAAACTCAGGATCATTGTTCGATGCCCAAGTTTTAATGCTATCTCTAAGGCTATCGTAAGTCACACCATATTGTTGACTGAGATAGGCTTAGAGGCTGGTATGTAAACTACTGGCGTTCCCGTTCTGACCGGGATATCCCCCGCTTACCAGCTATCCGTTTTAATCTACGGCAAAGTGAGGCTGCTTCCCGCCTTCAGCTACAGGGGTTTGCTACGGGTCGCGTGTCATCATCCACGCCGACGCCAGTTAAAACTAAACTATTCCGCTGGAACCAGATCCGCCGTTCTTATACTTCCGATTGAAGTAGTTCAGCAGCATATTCATTCCGGCCCCAGACAAAGCTCCGATTAAGGGATTGCCAGACAAAGCACCTACCGAAGCAGCAGGGGCTATCATGCTGGAGATACCCGCAATGGGATTGTTCGGCTTAGGCTGGACAGGCTGCGGTAAAGTTCCCAAGGGAGCGGTCTGAACGGGTTGAGGATTGGTCAGCCAATCCCAGGCATTGTCTTGCATTATGGAAGTTCTTTCAATTGAGCGTTGTTTGCGTTAGGGCCAGAGGTTAATCTGCTGTAATAGTCCGTATAGCCCGTTAAAGCCCTGTCAAGGTTCGTTTCAGGTCTGGGGTCTCTCAGGGCCTCTGCATCGGCTCCACGAGCAGCAAGGGCCTCTGCAAGCCTCTCCTGGGGGTGTTCCTTATTC